CTTCTACACCCGCAACCTGTGTACCTGCCAATTCATGAATATCCATTGTCGTATCATTAAAGATCACTTCTCGTGATGTATATCCAATGATACCGACCGAACCACCACCATAATCCCATAGATCATCCCCATACAAATCTTGCAGATGATCTTCTTTAGTTCGTACAAATGTTTGCATCTCTGGAGCTAGATCTCGTGTCTCGATCCACTCATCCGAAGATGGCGATAGTTCCATCGTACCCACTTGACTTACAACCGCAAATGGGTTAACATTAATAATGTCTGTTGCCAGATTCTGTGAAGTCAATGCAGTACTTACAAATGGTAACGTAACTACATCGCCGTTCTTCACGACAGCGTCAACGTTGTCCGTGCTATAAGATAGACGAACAGAGTTCTCTCTGAACGACGGCTTTAGTTGACCATTTGGATCGTGTGATGCACGATAGTTAGGGTTGTTAATATCTGAGTAAACGAATGAACTAAAGTTATCAGCAATAAAACCTGTCTTTATTCTCTCTGCGCCAGTTGCGTCCGGAACAGGTAGTGTGACGGTGTTGTTCTCTAACAGATTCAACGTTGTCATTTCATATAGATTGTCAATACGCTTCTCTAGTTCACCGATATCTTTCATGGTGAATCGCTTGTTAGGAATGTAAACGCTCGATAAATCAGACTTGTCGAATGTGTACGCGTTCAATCTGAACTTGTACATTGCCATCGATCCTGTAGGGATCTCTGGTTCACGTGGAGTAACTGCAGACTGACCTTGAATAACCTGCAACTCACCGAATCCAACACCACCTCGACTGTCTACTACGTTAGCAACAAGAATGTCGATACGTGACAGATAGTACTCAATATCATCGATTGAGATTGCGGATGCGTTCTGTGGTAGTGGTGCCTTCACCACGAACTCACGTAGATACGATCCTGAGAACTCTCTAGTTGGACGGAAGTCAAGTACATCACGCAAGCAGACGACCTGACCAGAGGCCAGTGTGTGCTTTGGAATATCTTCGTACGCATCATCTACATAAGACGCCGCACAGAAGTAACCTTCTTTGTCTTCGTGGGCATAGTAATCATATACGACCTGTACGTCTTTGGCAACACTATCGTAAGGAATGAGATATCCTGCTTTCAGATATGCGACCGAACGATCATAGAAGTTATCGCGTTGACCACCGTCTAGTGTAAACTGGTGCGTGATGTCTTCTGCATCGTCCCAAGGTCCAGTTTCGGTTGATGGTCGATACTTAACAGACTTCAACTTAATGCCGTCTGTGTAATCTAAGAAGAGAGGACGACCTTGTTGATCAGACGCAGTTACTGAGTAGTACTCGACTGATTCTGTGATTGTCTTCGAGCGCGGAGTGATATTAGTCTTCTCTACGTAATACGCGACAGTATATGGATGACTATTCTTCAGACCTGTATATGTACCCGATGAGTCTGGAGTATCTGGTAAGATTTCACCGTTCTCTTCAGCGATTATCCACTGTGATTGTTCTACACCTGTTAGTGTAAGACTGCCCGTGTTATCTGACTGAACAGTTGTCGTGACCTGCGCAGTGTAATTTGCGTTGATGCTATCTTTTGTTGGTGTCGTTCTTGGTAGTTCGAACAATAGACTGTTATCTGCCGCTTCGTGAATGACACTATCGATCATGACAATCTGCGGATTACCTAGGCCTGGAGTTGGATCTTCTAAAATTGTTGCTTCAGAGAAACTGTGAGATCCTCCGCCTTGTGCCGGTGGTATGGCATCCATACGAATGTTGAAGATGTATAGACGAACACCAGTACCATCACGTTGTACAGCGCGGACGTTACAGTAACCGATATAGTCACCAGTAGGAGATGTTTTTAGACGTTGATGACCGAATGTTGCAAGTCGGCCGAACCCTTCAGACCCTGTTCCGTTTACAGGACCTTCTTCGATATAAACATAGTTACCGAATGTCGCTGGTACAGGTTCGTTAAGTTTCTCTAGTGTGTCTCGTGCCTTTGGTACAGTGATGTCAGTCGCACCGATGTCTAGTCGATAACCATCCACATAAGCGATACCTTCGCTGACATCTAGATTTAGATTATTTTCGTCTTTCTCTTCAAAGATTGCAGTAAACTTCTCGACAACATAGTTACCTGACTCTTCTTTGGTACGTTGTGCCATCAAGTCGTTGATTCGATTGTATGCATCGAACGTTGTGACTTCACGAGTGATGACGCCATTAACAACACGTGCAATGAATACGAAGTTACCTTCTGGTTCGGATTCTGCTTCGAACAGTTCACGTGTAGTAGGAATTAGTTTGATTTGATAACGATGTGCACCGTCCGCAGTTCGATCCGGCACATCTCCCTGATTATCATACAGGTTTGGATCTTCACCTTCAGTGATGATTCGTTGTTGTACTTTAAAACCGATATCAGCAGTGGGGGTTGAACTATACTTGGAGATGAAAGAACTGCCTTCTTCCAAATATACAAAGTGTCCCTGCACAAAGAAATCGCCAGAGGAAAAATATGCTTTGGTTGCACGTCCAGCTGCTGAGATAGGATCTGAACTATCATCAGCAACAGTTAAATTAACAGAAACACTATCAACACGAGAAAGAACTTCGAGAGAAGATACACGTGCCGCCTTTGTAGTATCAGTGACCGCAGATGTATCTGTGTACTGTACATACAATGTTTCTGGATCTGAACCGACTGAGGCAACAATCTCTAGAACTTTAAACTCGATTGTACCGTTCGTTAAAGTAACGCCGACCAAGTCTGGTGTAGTGACGCTTGAAGGTGTAAGACGAATATACTCTATCTTGTTGTTAACAGTCGCGCCGCCTGGGTTGACCATCGCACCTTCTTTAAAGATGTTTTGCCCAAATCGTGCGATTTCTTCTTGAATGATTGTTTGTTGTTCGATTAGTTCACGAGCTTGAAGTGCACGACCGGAGTTGTATAGAACACGATAGTAACCGTCATTCGCGTCATAGAAATCGCGGTATGTTTCTCTGAACGTCTTGTTTGTAAAATCTACCATGATTAATCCTATACAGTAATAACTATCTTAATGTCTTCTTGTTGTTCTTCGTCACGTCGAATACGCGCACGGTTCTCAATATATAGAACTTCGCCATATGAACGATCGATGACATTCTTAAGGTTTAGATCAGAAATCTCGCCAGTCAAAACAACACCAACCTGCGTAACAGCTTCACCGATCTGGAACAGTTCGAATCCAGTAGATAGATTCTGGTGATAGAACACTTCCGCACCTACGTTATCATCAACGTATGCACGTGCGCCAGATTGTGCACCTACGATCTCTTTACCTTTCTCGAAAGGAGAGTCATTCACTAATACCATAGAAGGCAAAACCTTTGCCGATGTATTAGTGTATGGCGTGGTGGTATCTGTCTGCATAGGGTTCTTGATCAGTCCCATCTGACGGAATGTGTTTTGTACAATGAATGTGTCTTCTACAGTGCCATCTGGTTTGATGTTGACCATAACCGAACTTGTTTTTAAATCATCTATAGGATCATAACCCAGACCCCTTTTACTTGTGATGATTGGTTCTATTACCGCAGAAGTCGAACCGCCAACCAGTTCGAACGATGCATAAGTATAACCTACACCATAATCTGTCATGGTTACTTTAGTGACAACACCATCAACAATCTCAGCAGTCGCTGCAGCGCCTGTACCGTTCCCTGTAATAATGACTTGAGGCGGGTTCGCATATCCTGCACCACCGCTTACAACCCTTGTACGAATGATCTGTCCACTCACTGCGTTCTCTTTTACTTGGAACTGCAGATCTTCTATTGGATCACCTAGCGCTAAAGACTCCTCAGCTTCTTGTACAGGAATGTGGTTAGATGATAGAAACTGATAGATGCGTTCTGGGGTCAATGAATACAAAAATTTCCAAACGTACCCGTCAGAAGTAGTAAATGGTTTCCACCACTCACGTACATTGTACATCGGCGCGTTAGGGTCTGTCTCTGGACTCATTGGAGCATGTAGACCCCAGTTAGGCTCTACAATAGATGATATCGGAATCCCCGCAGTATTAAGAGCGGGTGCCAGACATACGTAGACTTCTTTTGGATCAGTCAATACATAGAATGGTGTCCAGTTCTCATCGATGTCTGATTTAACTCCGTCATCCCATCCTGCGTAGATAGAACCATACGACCAGTTTACGCGTTTAGCAACCATAGTAGAACCTTCGACTTTCTTAATCGACTGTAGGTTGTTCCTAAATTCTCGTTCTTCTCGTAGACAATCAACAGGATCGATTACGGAGTCTGTCTCGTTAAACACATCGGATTTTGCGATACCAATGTAGTACTCGTTGCTAGAGTTCTGAACATCCGTCAGAAGATCTCGCGCCAGAGTCCTGCTCATTGTTTGTCTTACTATAGCTGGCATTTGATTTTCCCAAATAGAAATAATTATTCTTTATTTATAACGATTATTAAAAGGTCTCTAAGAATTTATTTAACCATGTTTGTTTTTGATGATGTGTCATAAGTAAGTCTTTGTATATCACCGGAAGTTCGTATGGACTGCTGCGCCATTTCTCAACATGTCTCAACGCTTCTTCTCTTAGTGGTCCAAGGTATTCATCGTAACTGTGAACCTTCTGTGCACTGCCTTCAGTTGTTCGATCGATACAATACATGTCACTGGACATTGATAAGAAATAACATAGATTTCCTTTTTGATGTTCACTCAGTAATTTATAAGTGTAAGCATGATCTTCACCATTACCTATATCTTCATTCATTCTGTGTTGTGCCGACTTTCGACTCTGCAACATAATGAAATCTATCGACACAGGTCTATCATCTGTAAAAAGATGACTCACTCCGGGCCCTGACGTATTGCTGGGCGAACACATCGATGTGCCCCAAACACTTGCGTGATATTTTTCATTGACCCACCAATAGTGACCTGCTTTTAATTCCCAGTCACAAATAGAGTCACATGGTATCACGCCCAATACATCAATGCACGAGTAGTGTTTGACATGATTATACAAAGATTGTAGATATGACGGGTATAAAAAATCATCTCCATCGATCTGAGACACATAGTCCGCATCACTCTTTAAGAATACATCAAGACATGCATTCTTACCTCGGCCGGGTTTACCGTTACTCTCGGTGTTTATTACTCGAAACGGTTGATCTATCTTCAGTACTTCTTCATAGTAACCTTCGTGAATACTGTTCACGACGATCACCACTTCCCATTCGACGGGGGCGATACGTATAACTCCCTGAACAGATCGAATTAATCGTTCTAACTTAGAGACATCATTAGATGTCAATAAGGTTGTCATTAACTTCATGATTACTCTACATCAAAGAAAAACGTTTGAAACAGTCTACCGTTGTATTGGTCGGTTCCGAATCCAGGCACTACGCTTCTATGATAATACATCGCGTCGTAAATTACAAGCCTATTATACACATTTTTTGCTTCAGCCACAATATCCCATTCGCCTTCTACTAATTCGAAGTCATTAAAATCTACTGGGCATTCCGGACCATGTTTCATAATGCCGGTTATTTGATGTTTGTAAATTGCGGTTCCTGAATCGAGAGGAGCATTTGGCGTAAGGTAGACAACACCTGCATACGACATCTTATCGTGATCCACGTTTTTGCGTCTTTGGTTGTGTATTGAAAAGAAGTGTTGTAATCATCGAGTGGAAAGTAAGTGATCTTCTTTCCGATGATGTTTTCTAATGTAGACTTAATATTGTCAATGTAACCGCCTTCGTTCGTACATGTCTCTGTACGTAGGCCAGGATAATTGCCTGATACATTGAACTCTTTACTTAATGCATAATCCCGAACTGAATCGGGATCTGCATAAAAATTATCAATCACTGTGAACATAATAAACCTAATTGTAAAAAATTATAACTGACCGATTTTCACCCTCAACGAATTGCCGTTGTCGTAAATATCAATCGATGTTGATGAGAACTCGATACGTTCATTTGGTGCATTACCTGTATTTAGTATACCGCTCATATCGATAAATCCTTGGTTATTAGTCAATTCTGTAAAGATAGCGCTTCCTGATCCAGTTACATTCTGCGTTGATCTGAATACTCGACCTGTATTGATATGCCACCAAACGTCACCAATGAAAATTTGATCTACTGTACGGAATGATTTAATTCCTGAAGAAGCAGTTGCGTTTACGTTTGACGGGAATGAAGTGGATGTGTTGAACAATACCGCGTTACCAAATCCACCCACTGGTCCTTGTTGTCCGGTAGTTCCCGCAACACCTTGCGCCCCTTGAGGGCCTGGATTACCGACCGATCCCTGAGGCCCGACATCGCCTTGTGCACCATCCGGTCCTTGAGATCCTACTGCACCTTGAGACCCTACTGGTCCTTGAGATCCTACTGGACCCTGAGATCCAGCATTACCCTGCGATCCTGTTTCGCCTTGTGAACCTTGTAAACCTCTGCTACCCTGCGATCCTACTGGACCTTGTGAACCTTGTTCACCTTGAGATCCTACTGGACCTTGAGCACCATCATTACCTTGAGCACCTTGTGAACCTCTGTTACCTTGAGATCCTACTGGACCTTGTGAACCTCTGTTACCTTGAGATCCTACCGGACCTTGAGCACCATCATTACCTTGTGCTCCTTGGAAACCTACAGCACCTTGTGCGCCTTGTTCTCCTTGAGCACCATCATTACCTTGAGCACCTTGGAAACCAACTGCGCCTTGTGCGCCTTGTTCTCCTTGAGCGCCAGCATTACCTTGGGCACCTTGGAACCCCACAGGTCCCTGAGAACCTACCGGACCTTGAGCACCAGCAAGACCTTGTGCCCCTTGAAAACCTACTGGACCTTGTGAACCTTGTTCACCTTGAGGACCAGCATTACCTTGAGCGCCTTGGAACCCCACAGGGCCACGAGAGCCTTGTTCACCTTGTGCCCCTGCGTTACCCTGTGCGCCTTGGAAACCTACTGGACCCTGAGATCCTGTTTCGCCTTGTGCACCAGCATTACCCTGTGCGCCTTGGAATCCGACCGGACCTTGTGCGCCTACTTGTCCTTGTGCCCCTGCGTTACCTTGGGCACCTTGGAAACCTACAGCACCTTGTGCTCCAGTTTCACCTTGAGCACCAGCATTACCTTGTGCTCCTTGGAAACCTACAGCACCTTGTGCGCCGACTGGACCCTGTGCTCCGACAAGACCTTGTGCTCCTTGGAAACCTGCGGGACCTTGAGATCCTACTGGTCCTTGCGACCCTACAAGTCCCTGCGCACCTTGGAAACCAACTGGACCTTGAGATCCTGTTTCGCCTTGAGAACCGCGATTACCTTGCGAACCCTGCGGTCCAGCTGGACCCTGTGCGCCAGCTGGACCCTGTGCACCCGCTGCACCTTGTGGGCCAGGATCACCTGTGTGTCCTGTCGGACCTTGTGGTCCCGGCGTCGTACCTGCCGGTCCTTTCGGGCCAGGATCTCCTTCAGGACCTGTCGGACCTTGAGGGCCAGGAGTAGTTCCTGCTGGACCTTTCGGGCCAGGATCTCCTTCAGGACCTGTTGGTCCTGCTGGTCCTGTTGGACCATCAACACCTTGTGGTCCAACTTCGCCTATATTACCTTGAGGTCCTCGTTCACCTTGTGGACCTGCCGCGCCTTGTGGACCTAGTTCACCAACATTGCCTTGTACACCAGCTGCGCCTTGAGATCCGGCAGCACCTTGTGGTCCTAGTTCACCTACGTTACCTTGAATACCGATGGCACCTTGAACGCCTTGTGGTCCTTGTGGGCCCAGTGGACCAACATTGCCTTGTACACCAGCTGCGCCTTGAGATCCAGTTTCACCTTGAGCACCACGTTCGCCTACGTTACCCTGCACACCAGCTGCGCCTTGAGATCCAGTTTCACCTTGAGCACCACGTTCGCCTACATTTCCTTGAAGACCCTGAACGCCCTGAGAACCCTGAGCGCCCTGAACGCCACGTTCGCCAACGTTACCTTGAAGACCTCGCTCACCTTGAGCACCTTGTTCTCCTTGAGGTCCGATAGCACCAACATTACCTTGAAGTCCTCGTTCACCTTGTGCGCCTTGTTCGCCTTGGGCTCCACGTTCACCTACATTTCCTTGTAGACCTCGTTCACCTTGAGCACCACGCTCTCCTTGAGCGCCGCGTTCACCAACATTACCCTGTATACCTCGTTCACCTTGAGGTCCTCGTTCACCTTGAGGTCCTCGTTCACCAACGCCACCTTGATATCCGTAAGAGCCTTGTGGACCAGTCGGACCTTGAGCGCCTTGTGGACCTTGTTCGCCTATCGCAGTATTATCGATAAGTGTGTTAATATCTTGTATCTCTTGTACAAGACTAGTTAGTTCAGAATCATGAGAAATTAGAATAGTATCGTGTTGTGTAACACGCGTGTCGAGTAGTGTGATTGAGTTCTGATTCGCGACTACGCCAGACAGATCGACGCCATCCATGGCACTGTCCACAGCATTTGTCACATAGTTAGACAAATACTCTAGTGTAATATCACCACCTAGTGTGGTAATCTGATAAAGTTCTAGAAAGTTTTGATTGATCTTTTCGCTGGCTTCGCGGAGTGTATCTCCCGTACCGTCGTTTGCTGATCCACCTGTGTTTAGAATTCTTCTTGTCATTTTACCCGCCGTGTTCTTCTGCGTCTAGGTTTTCGTAGGTTTGTGATAGATCAAGTGTACCATCATCTAATGTAGGTGGTTTCACACCAGCCCATTCTCCGATCGTACCAAAGTCGTCGGATAGTTGTTGCAATGTAATTGTGTCGTACTTAACAAGGGTCTCAATCGAACTAACGATAATACCTGTACCATCGTCCTTCTGTGCCTGTGTACGTGCGTCGACCGGATCGTTCTCTTCCATAACGAGTAGAGAGTATGTCGGAGTGAGACTGCCGGACTGAGTTGTTTCAAGAACGACTGGGTAGTTAGGTATTTCTAATGGATCAGTCGTCAGACCTGCCATAAGGTCTAGTTCGCCGAACCCTTGCGTCTCTGTTTCTGCAGCCAGATAGAAACCAGCCGGATGTACCATCTTCTTGTACATCATTTCGTAGTCAGAAAACGATAGAGGTGTTTTTAAAAGAACTGAGAAGATCTGATATCGTTTGTCGTCTTGAATGTACTTCAACGAACTAGGTCCGATTAGGGATCCTCTTGGTTTGTCGTTCAACCGAAAGATGTTTCTTTTTGGGTAGGTGACTTCAACGTCTACACCATAGAACGCCTTAAAGAACTGTTCCGCAGATAGTTGCGTACCCTTTGCTTTG